CGACGACGACAGGCGCGACCGATGCAGAGGTCACAGCGCGAGGTGCGACAGGCTGTGCGGCGACGGCGTTGAGTGACTTGGCCATCGCGCCCTGCTCGGTGCGCATCGCCTTCATCTCCTCTAACATCGCCTCCATGCCCTTCATCATCGCGCTCATGCGCTTCTCCATGTCGGCGACGATGCGGTCGGTGCCGTCAGCCATCGCCTTCATCGCCTCCTCCATGCCGTACATCTTGAGGCCCTTCTCCATGTCCTCGTCGTCCATGTCCTCGTCGTCCATAGACTCCTCGTCCATGTTCTCGTCGTCCATGTTCTCGTCGTCGAACAGAGGAGCCTGCTCCTTAGCTGGCTTTGACTTAGGCTCGTCGTCCTTCTTCATCGCCTTCGCGAGCGAGTCAATCGCCTCAGTGAGTGCGTCGACCTCGACCTCGTCGGCGACAGTCTCAACGACCGCCTCCTCGATGAGCGCAGGCGCGCTCTCAATGTGCTCATTGTGCTCGTTCATCACGTGCTCCGTTTGTTGGTGTGTTTGTATTGTCAAGGTTTTTTCCGTCGTTCGCAAGTTTTCGCGAGATCATAGACCTTTGAGACGATTGAGTCTAGCTCATCAGCGCTCATCGAGGGGAGCTGTCCCCTTAACACGTCGGCGAGCTGTGCTCGTGTCATCTTGCGCTTCGGCGTGTCCGTTGTCGCGCTAGAGAGGTGACCCTCAAGGCTCTGTTGCGCGAGCGCGCTCAACGTAGCGTCGGCGTCTGGGATCGTCGCCTCTTGGTAGCCCATGCTCGCCGCACCGATCGAGCGAGCGATCAGCTCAAGGTTCGTGTGGGGGTTCACCGGCGCCGACGTGATCGCCACGTTGAGTACACGCGCCTTCAAGACCCTCTTGGGGTTCGTGGGGTCGCGTTGCAGAACTTGCCCCTCGATCGAGAAGCCAAGTGAGCGAGGCGCCGCCGCCTTCTGCAACGCGAGCGCCGTCTCATAGATACGTCGCCCCAAGTCCTTCGCCAGGTACAACACACCCTCGACGCGAGTGCGCCTCTCGTCCACCGGCTCGATCTTCACAGGGTGACCGAGTACGGCGCTCGGCCCTTGCTCATGCTCGTGATTGAACCAGCCGTGCCTCAGGAAGTACGACCAGTCGAGACCATCTTGAGCGATCGACTCGCCCTCAAAGTCGAGGTCGTCCGTCGAGCAGATACCGCCGATCGCGACGCTCTCTGGCTCGTCGTCGCCCTCAGCTTTGCTCAAGGTGTCGAGCGACAACGGCACCCACCGAGCGAAGCCTTGAAAGCTCTTTTGTGTCGCCTCCTCGATGTCACCATGCTCAAAGTCGTTGTCTTTGAGCCATTGACGGAAGGCGCTCGGCGTCATCTTGTCGGCCTTCGCTCGCACCGACTGCACCTCAGATGCGCCGTCTTTGATCCCTAAGATCATCGACAAGCCCTCTGGAGCTCCCTTCGGTCTGAAGCGGCGGAACTCATCATACATCGCAGGGTCGGTCTGCCTTGCGGCGTGTTCGTTGGGGAATGGCATCGTTTACTCCGCTCGGCGCAACGCGCCTTCTCTTGTGACTTTGAAGCCTTGTGGCACTGTGATCGTATCACATCGACAGTTGGGGTGCATCGGCCAAACGGTCGCTTGCCACTGCGCTCGGTCACGCCCCACGTTGACGCCGTTGCCGATGAGATCAACGACCTTAAACACGATCGGCTCGCCTCCCTCGGTGAACAGGTCGAGACAGCGTGAGCAAGCGTCGCTCTCTGGTATGCGAGCCACCTGTGCGTCGTCACCATGCGCTCTCAGCGCCGCGTTGATGCGCCCTTCGTTGTGCGAGCCTTGAAGCTCTGTGACAGCGATCCTCTGCCAGTTGTGCGCGTAGTATTGCGAGCGATCCGCCAACGTCCCTGCGAGCGCTCTCGCGTCTCTCGTTGTGGCGAGTGTGCGCGCTGTCTCGTTGCGTATCTCGTCGAGCCTCTGTTGCCGCTGTATCGGATCGACCTCTTGAGCGATGACCTCGCCGGCCCACGCCTCAGCGACCACTTGGTCGAGATCAGCGTTGAGCCGATTGCCTAGACCGCGACAGTACTCGCCGGCGCGAGTGAGCGCTCGCACATATCCAGCCGACTCCGCCGGGCTCATCCACGTTGGCGGCTCGATCGGCATCGGCGCCGTTCGCTCAATCGGTGGCGCAGGTGGGAGCGCTCCACGACCGCCGCCCACCGCCTCAAGCTCATCGCGTCGCCTGTTGCGTAGATCGACGGCGCGCACCTCGACGAGAGGCGCCCAACGCTCGATCCCCCACGTCCTCATCTGTGCTCGCGTCGCGTCGTCCGCCGTCCCCATGATGTCACCGGCGACGAGCAAGAACTCATACATATCAAGGTCGGTTCCACCGGCTTTGAGGCCCTTCAGCGACTCGTCGTCGAGCAAGCCAGCGTCGATCAGCTCACCTAGTCGCTCTTGTGACAGACCGGCTCGTTGAGCGCCCAAGAACTCGACGAGGAAAGCGTCGTGGTGGAGCTCCGCGAGCCTGCGTTGTTCGGCGAGTAGCTCGTCGCGTGTCATCGCTCAGTATACCTTCTCTGGGTCTTTGTCCGCAGGGCGAAGATAGTCGGCGAGGTTGAGCGGTGGCTCGATGGTATATGTGAAGCCGTCAAAACGTGCCGCCGCCGCGTGTGCCGCGTTTAAGTACGTCTCGGCGTTGAACACCGACGGGGGCTTTATGTAATACCCCGGCGACGTCTCAAACAACGTCGTAAACGCGCCGAGCACTTTGCTCGATCCTGCGTACTTTGCCACACAGAGGAACGGCGTCTCTTTCCATCTGAGCTTGACCGTTGCGCTCTCTCCCTTATACCTACAGGTGATCGTTGTGCTGTTGCTCACTTTGCATATCCCTTCAAGATGCCGTATGTCACAAGGTAGTGGTGAGGGTCGGTGATCGCAAAGTCGGCGATGTTTTTCATTTGGTATTCACTAGGCGCTATGTCCACTGCTTTTCCGATCTCGTTATCAAAGTATCTGGTACTATAATCAAAGAACTGCGCGACCCCTACCCCTACGAACTCGGACTCTCCGGTGCTGTGTAGGAGACCGACATTCCTGTCGCTATACTTGCCGTCTAGTGCGAACTCTTGCCTTTGCCCCCCCACGTCAACGCCTGTGTCCTCTGTACGAGAAACGTGCGTCAGTGTCACCGCATCTTGTATGCGTTGCTGGTAGAGTGGGCGCTCCCCCCCTTTGCCTTCTAAACTATAAGCGAGCTCACGCACCGCTTGTTTACTGCCTCGGACAGCGGACACTTTAGAGCGAGCAAGACTCGTCTCTCTATAAAAGAAGTTTCCGGCCATACTCGCCAGAACCGCATTATCGTCTCCGCTTGGCACCGTGATCTCCGTTTCATGTTCTGCGCGCTCACCATAAGCGCGCAAGAACACATCCTCTACGTGAGCGAGTATGTGAGACGTTGCGTTTATGGCTTCGCGCTGTCTTTTTGTTCTCCTGCTTTTGTCTCTCTGGTGGTTTTGGTGCGTCTGCCCTTCTTTATATCGTATTTGATCAAAACTGAACTCAGCGCATGCCTTCTCAATGTGTTTTTGTATCGCCTCTCTTGCGCGCTTTGCTACCACAGCGTTCCGCTTGTGCTGTTCCATGTTCTTGATTGTTTGACTCGTACCTTGAGAGCATACCTGCTTGATCGTTATACTAGCACGATCATCGAAGTCCGCGCCTGTGCGCTGTTTTACATCTTCTTTGAACTCAAGATATTTACCTTCTGTTTTCAGCGCTTCACGGACGTCCACAGCAGTCATGTCCGGTGTAAGCCCATAACCAACAGTGAGGCTTTGTAGATTATCCGCTTGTGCCTGCATAACTTGGTTTAGCGTTGCAGGGTCATCAAGTCGAACAGCGATCATGTCTTTATACGCTTCGATCGCGGTGAGGACGTCTTGGTTCTCGGTCGCCGAGCGTTCAAGCATAGCATTATAACTTGCAACGGCGTCCTCAAGACCTTCGCTCTCCATCAGGCTGATGCGTTTTTCTAGCTTTCTAGCGGCGGCCCCGGATCGAAGGCTAGGGTCGATGCGCTCGATCCTCATTTTGCGGCTCTTTACGCCTTCCGCTGTGACCATGTGCTCTTTAAGGAGTCTCTTTTGTAGCTCGCTCGGCGTGTCTCGTTTGATGTCTTGCTTCAGACGCTCGATCCTAGCTTCGATCTTGGCCAGCACTTTACTTGACGCTCCGGAGCGACGAGCGACGTCTAGCTTCTCTTGTTCCTTCTTACGTGCGGCGTCGAGCTTTGCGCTGATCCCATGCACCTTGTCGAGCTCTGAGGCGAGCTTATCCTTGCTCATCGTGACGCTCTCGCCCTTCTTAGGGCCGTCGTCGTAGATGAACGTCACCTTGTCGCCGCTCACGCTCTGAATGTGACCATGCACCTCCGCTCCGCTTGTAGCGTCGAGCATGAGCTTTGTGCCGACCTTCATGTGGGCTGGATCGAGAACGTGCTTCCCTTGATGCGTGTGTGTCACGTTGTAGATGTACCGATAACGCATCTTTCCGCCGCTCTGATAGGGGATGCGTTTGATGTACTTGTGGCCTGCCGCTTTGATGAGCTCGTCGAGCCATTGTGTGTATGAAAACATCGTTTAGTCCTTTACTTGTGTCTCAAGTGCCTCGACGTCACTCAACAGCGCGTCGAGTCGGCGCTCATATAGATCAGTCATCTTTGAGGCGAGCTCCACAACGAGGTCGATCTCACCGCCTCTGTGTTTCGTGGGGCGCGCCTTCTCTAGTTTGCTTCGTCTAGGGTGATCAGCGCTCAAGAGATCATCGTCTTGGGTGTACTTTGGGTTTCCGCCGCCCATCGCGATCTTGAGGAAGCCGTTGACGCGAGCGTAGGCCCAGCTCTGTCGGTTTTGTGA